GCTCGCACTGACTACACTAATGATCCATGGTTCTCTCCAGGTGGTTTGAATCGTGGTCAAATCAAGAACGTAGTTAAACTTTCACATAACCCAACTAAAACAGATCGTGATAATCTGTATAAGAACGGAGTTAACCCAGTTGTAACTTTCCCAGGACAAGGTACTGTTCTGTTCGGTGACAAGACATTGCTTGCTAAACCAAGTGCATTTGATCGCATTAACGTGCGTCGTCTATTCATCGTTCTTGAGAAAGCAATTGCTACTGCTTCTAAATTCCAGCTATTTGAATTCAATGATAGTTTCACTCGTGCTCAATTCAAGAATCTTGTAGAGCCATTCCTACGTGACGTACAGGGTCGTCGTGGTATCACTGAATTCGTTGTTAAGTGCGATGCAACTAACAACACTGGTGAAGTTATCGACCGTAACGAGTTCGTTGCTGATATCTTCATTAAGCCAAATCGTTCTATCAACTTTATCACTCTCAATTTCATCGCTGCTCGTTCTAGCATTGCTTTCAGTGAAATTGGTGGTGGTCAATAATCACGATAAATAGAGATAAAGGAGATAACAAATGGCAAATATTGCTGATTTTAAAGCCCAGATGATTGGTGGCGGTGCTCGCCCTAATCAGTTCCGAGTTGAATTATCGTTCCCATCATTCGTTACTGGTGGTATTTTAGCAGGTCAACAAGCACAGTTCCTGTGCAAGTCTGCTCAACTACCAGCTTCTACTTTAGAGAACATCGCTGTTCTTTATCGTGGTCGTCCAATTAACTTTGCTGGTGAACGCACTTTCCAACCATGGACAATTTCAATTTATAATGATACTACTTTCTCAATCCGTAATGCGATTGAGCAGTGGCAATCAGGTATTCAGAATTATTCTACAACTACTGGTCGTGTAAATCCACGTGACTATCAAGTAGATATGACTGTTCACCAACTAGATCGTAATGGTGCATCTGTTAAGATCTATAAATTTATTGATGCGTATCCAACTACTATCGGTGCTATTGCTCTTGACTACGAGCAACAAAACCAAATCGAAACATTTGATGTAGAATTCCAATACAACTTCTTCACTAGCAATAGTACTGAAGGTAATGGAATCGGTGTTAATGTTTCTATTAATTCACCTATCGGTAATTTCCCAATTCCTATTGGTCAATAATCGATAAAAAGGTTTAATTTAATTATGCAGATTTTTGGGTTTGAGTTAAAAAGAAAAAAAGCTGGGTTGGATGTAGGGAGTGTTGTAACTCCCTCATCTGACGATGGCTCAACAGTCGTAGCCAGTGCGAGTGCTTATTATGGCATGGTTATGGATGTTGAGGGTGTTGTCAAGAACGAAAATGATTTAATTCGTCGTTATCGTGAAGCATCCCAGTATTCTGATTGTGACGCAGCTATTGAAGATATTGTAAATGAAACAATAGTTACAGATGGTAATGATCAACCAATAAAAATTAATCTTGATAAACTGAAGGTTTCTGATGGTATCAAGAAAAAAATTCGTGAAGAATTTGAAAATGTTCTAAGACTTTATAACTTTGATTATAAAGGTCATGACATTTTCCGCTCTTGGTATATCGATGGTCGTCTTTACTACCAAATTTTGATTGATGAGAAAAATCCAAAATCTGGTATTGTTGAAATGCGTTACATTGATCCACGTAAGATTCGTAGGATTAAAAATGTAACAAAGGAAAGAACTCCAACAGGTGTGGAGGTTATAAAGCAAGTAGAAGAATATTTTCTTTATAACGACAAAGGTATTATGGAGCAAACAACTCAGGGTGTAAAACTACCGATTGACTCAGTAGTATTTTGCAACTCTGGTTTAATGGATGCCAATCCTGGAATGACACTTTCTGCATTGCATAAAGCAATCAAACCAGTTAACCAGTTAAAAATGATTGAAGATGCAGAGAAAGACGGAAGATTAAAACCTGGCGGAACCATCATTGAAGGTACTTCCGGAAATACAGGAATGGGATTAGCCATTGCAGCTATTATGAAAGGCTACAAATGTATTTTCACCAGTACCGACAAACAGAGTAAAGAAAAGTTCGATGCGCTTCGCGCGTTGGGCGCAGAGGTTATTGTTTGTC